AATCCAATACATTATTATTCAACACCATATAGTTATTTGAACAATTTAAAAATTACATTAACTACACCAGAAGGAACTGTATTATCAAATTTGAATAATTATTTGGAATGTTCAAAAATCAAATATGATACATCTACAAATACCTTAATTATAACATTTTCAAAATATTTTTGTGCAGATGAATATAGTTTAGGAGATAAATTAATATTTAAAGATATAGTTGTATCAAACACATCTTTAACAAATTTTTTGTTGAGATCAAACGGACATACTATAATAAAAATTGATGGAAATGGAACTGGTGGAAGACAAAATAAATTGTATAACAAAATTTCAATTCCATTTGAATATACAATAAACTTAAGAGATACTACTGGAAATTCAACAATAAATAATACATTCAATTTACCTACAACTGGGATTACAGATATTCCAGTTACTGGAAAGGCAATTAATAGTTCATTACAAACGACATTTGGCTTAAATATAGTGAATGAAGAACGCGATGAACCAAAATTACATGGAAATATTATTTAAGAAACTTTTTTGTATGTATAATTATATGAGTAGTTTTATTAATTTGAATGGATTCAATGGAACACCGTTTGAGTTGTTTGATAATAATAATGTAATCAATAAAAAATCATCAAATATGACTGGAAATATGGGTCAAACTAATTTGAGTGAAATGTATTTTTCGCAAAGTAATATTGATTATTTACAAAATATGATTATAAAGGGAATTTTTGAAGTAGCAAATACAAAAATATGTAAACAATCTGAGGAAGAATTACTTATAATAATGAGATCTATTTTTTTACAACATGGTAAACATTTAGATTATAATTTCCAAGAACAAATAAACGAATTGAATTCTCATGTTTTAAACTATAGTATTAAAAATATTCATTCAAATATAAAACAATATAATGGTTATATTGATACAATAACAAAAGAACAAACTGTAATGGATATGCCAAAAAGTGTATCAGTAAAAGGTGATAAAACATTAATGCCAAATCATTTCATTTAGATAGTTTAAAATATATTTTAAAAATATCATTATACATTAATGTATACTGATATTGAACTTAAAGAATTACGAACAAAATTAACACAATTAGAAGAATTTCAACAAATTGAAATTTTTAAGATTATATCTAATAATAATGTAAAATATACTAAAAATAATAATGGTATTTTTTTAAACATGAAATTAATAAATCAAGATTGTTTAAAAGAAATTGACGATTATTTAGTGTTTATACAAAATAATAAAATATTGTAAAATTGATTTAAAAAAATATTGACCATTATAATTAAATGTCTGTAACTATTGGAACTATTACACAACGAATAAAAAGTAATAAACAAAATATTAAAATAAATCTGAATGTAAATTCTGATTTTGAACAACAAAATACTATTCCAAAACGTGTTAAACAAAGATTGGATAATATCAAAAAAGATTCACTTGAAACACCTGGAGATATTAGTTATTGTGAAAATGAGGTTATAAATATACCTAAAAAGTTAGATAATCTGTTTGATAATTTATTGTGCGATAATTACTATTTGTATGGTATTCCTATTAGTTCTAATAGTTTTTTAAGTTCTTTACTTTATATTATTTTGGGAGATTTTAAATTTAAAACGGGGTCTGAACAATCTAAATATGCCCTTCAATTATCAGAATCATTGAAAAATGATATAGATAAATATTTTAAAACAAAAAAGTATAGTTCTATTGGATATAAAAAAACGTCAATGATTGATAATATTGAAAATGGTATTTGGGAAAACCCTGAACTTCATTATTTGTCTGATTATTACAATATAAATTTGATTATTATTGATTACTATAAATTTACATATCATAGTGGTCAAAATTATAATGAACAAAATAATAATGTAATAATTGTTAAGTATAATGATATTTATCTACCTTTTATACATATTTTTGGTGAATATCCAAGTAATTTGATTTATAAATGTATTGTTAACAAACTAAAAATAAATAATTTGAATGAAATAACTAAAGATGTGGTACAAAACAATATTATTGAACCATGTAATGTTCAACCAAAAAAAGGTGTATTTTTGAAAGCAATTACTTCATACAAGCTAGATGAGTTACAAAAAATAGCAAAACTTAACAATGTATCTATACAAAAGGATACTGGTAAAAATAAAACAAAAAAACAACTTTATGATAATCTTTCTAGTCTATAGATATTAAAATATCTTTCTTTTTTATTATTTCTTTCTTAATATAAAATTGATAAAGTAATTTAAAAATAAAAATAAATATAATATATATAAATGCAAATAAAAAAATATGCTAAGGATTTAGAAGCAATGGTAGCCAACGCAGAAAAACATCCAACTTATGAGTTAGAAGTTGTATTAAAAAATGTGTATAACAATAAAATAACACAAGACAAATTTTTTAATGTATTGAAAAGATTAAATAGTGAAAATAGTATTATATTTTACAATGAAGATGAATTTTTGGATATAATTGTTGACACAATAAGATTTACGATTATTGGAAATAGTAATATTGTAAAATATTGTCAAACTGAAGATATAAACTTGATTGATCAAAAATATGTACAGATTATACAAAAAAAAGATGTAAAAAAAATAGATATCAATGAATATAAAATAAGATTCAATCTTAAAGATGAGATAATATTAGACCGTAAAAAAAAAATAGTTAATGATATTGTAAAATCATGGAAAAAGAAAACTAAAATATTTAGATACAAAAAAAGAATTTCATTTATAACGGATGATAAAATGTGTCAATACGATATGACAATGATTAAATCTAATAAATTTATTGAATTTGGTCCAAATACAACAATGAAAAAAAAAGATATTCCAGATTACAAAAAAAAATTTGTTGCTAAACCATTTCATATTAAAAATTTCAATCAATGGTTTAATAAATTTGGACCAAATGATGATGTACCAATGAAAGGTAAAGAATATGAAAAGTTAGCTTCTTTTAAATCTATTAAAAATTCAAAAGTATTTGATAATGATTTAGAATATGAAATAGAAATGGAATATATTGGAAATAAAATTGGTGTAAAAAAAATATCTCCTATTAATATTTTGATATATATGATTCAAAAATTATGTGTTGTATTACAAGCATATCATAAATCATATTATATTATATCTGATTCTGAAAAAAACGATGTTATTACAGAATATAAAGGATTAATGGATTTTTATAAATTTAGTGCACCCATGAATGTTACATTAGAAAAAAAACACATGCTTGAAAGGAACTATGTTGATTACAATAATATAATTTCTATTAGAAAAGATTATTCAGTAACGGATAAAGCCGATGGTGAAAGAAATTTAGTAATAATACTTGAAAATGGGAAAATGTATTTGATGAATCGGAAAAATGATATTAAATATTTAGGAGCTAGTTGTATTGAACTTGCTGGATGTATTTTAGATAGTGAATATATTTTGAAAGATAAACATGATAATAATATTAATTTATTGATGTTATTTGATGCTTATTTCTATAAAGGAGAAGACATAAGAAAACGTATATTACAACGTTCTCAAGAAGAAATTGATACAAATAAAATTAATGAATCTAGATTAGAATATACAAGCAAAATTCATACTATTCTTCAAAAAAATATAAAATTAGAACCAACCAATAATTTACGAATCCATTTAAAAAAATTCTTGTTTGGCGATGACTCTACCTATAGTGACGAAAATGAATTGTATATAGATTCACAATTGAAAGAGCTTATGAAATATAATGAATCAGATCAACAATATAAAGATATATTGGATAATATAAATGTTGCCAAAGCAGATACTAAAATATTTCAATGTTGTTTAAATTTATACAATACTGAGTATGAATACAATATTGATGGTCTTATTTTTACACCAAGAAATTTATTTGCTGGTGAAGAACCAGGTTCTAAACCTAAGTTTAATGGACGATGGTACAGGTCATTTAAATGGAAACCACCTGAAGAAAATACAATAGATTTCAAGGTTAAGATAATGAAGGATAATGATGATTCATCAAAAGATTTAGTTAAAATTAATAGTGATGGTAAAAAGTATAAAACATTAATATTATATATTGGTTATAGTTCAGAAAAACATAATAGCTATAATTCTATGAGAGTTTTGAATGAAAATATAGTATATGAAAAAAAATTTACAAGTATAGAATTTTTCCCAACAAATCCATATTCCAAAGATGCGTGTTATGCCCCAATTGAGATTGAAGATGGTAATATTTACACTTTAGATGATAAAAATATTATTAAAGATGATATGATTATTGAATGTAAATATAATGATAAAAATGGTATATTTATATGGACCCCTATGAGAGTAAGGGATAATTTGACTCCAAATGATTATATTACTGCGAATAATGTATGGAATTGTATACATAATCCGGTAACTTTAGATATGATTACAAGTGGAAAAGCTACACAAAATGATGAATTTGATATATATTACAATAATAACAACAGAAGGAAAGAAAGAGTGTGTACACCAATGTATGATTTACATTCGTATATTAAGAAAAAAATAATAACTGAATATATATCTGGTTCTAATAATTTATTAGATACATCTGTTGGAAAAGGGGGTGATTTAAATCATTGGATTAATGCAAATGTTAATATGATAGTAGGAATTGATGTTTGTAAAAATGGATTAGTTGAATTGAATGGAGCATGTAATCGTATTTTGAAAAAAAGTGTTGAATTAAATAATATTCATTTAGCTGAACATTCATTAATTGTATGGGGAGATACTTCTAAAGATATAATGAAATATAGTGGACTTGATGATTTAAATAAATATTATTTAGATATTATTTATGGTAATGTATTATTTGAAAATATTGAGAATAGTAAATTGAAGAAATTTCATAATTTGGGAAATATAACAGATGGTGGTGGATTTGATATAGTGAGTTGTCAATTTAGTATTCATTATTATTTTGAAAATAGTAATACATTAAATACGTATTTAAATAATGTAGCAAATTCATTAAAACCAGGCGGAAAATTTGTTGGCACATGCTTGAATGGAAATAAAGTGTTTAATTTATTAAAAACATCTACAGTATTACGGAATGAAGGTAAAAATACTTGTTGGAAGGTAACTAAAAAATATACAAATACAAAATTTGGACCTAATGAAAAATCATTAGGATTAGAAATAGATGTATTTAATGAATCTATTGGTGTATCTATTACAGAATATTTAGTTAATATTGATTATTTAATATTAATGTGTGATAAACATAAATTAAAGTTAAAGGAAACAAATAGTTTTGAAAAAATGTATTCATCAATAGGTGATGACCGTTATGGAACAATAGAATCAATAACAGATGATATGAAAAAATATAGTTTTTGGAATAATTACTTTGTATTTGAAAAAATATAGATAATAATTATTTAAAGTATTGGGTATGATATACTGTATGAATAAAAATACTTACCTAATTGATAATGTTACAAAAACATTACCAACTATATTTTTAAAATTTGGATCTAATGAATTAGATAAAATTAAGAATGTAATAGAATATAATGAATTAATAAAATTTAAAAATAATATTGATAATTTAGAATACAACAAATCTTGGGATAAAGCTAAAAAAATAAGCAACGACTACGAACTAATATATCTTCCTAACAAAAAATTCAAACATGATTCTATATCAAAATATGAACCATTAAGTAGAGCTTATTTTAAATTATTTGAAATATTAGTTGATTTTGATTTGATAAACAATCCAAATAAATTAAATATAGCATCCTTAGCAGAAGGTCCAGGTGGATTTATAGAAGCAACATTAAATTATAGAAAAAGAATTACAAATATAAAAGATAATATACAAGCTATAACATTATATTCATCTAATAAAGATATCCCTGGATGGAATAAGTCTAAAAATTTTTTAAGAAAAAATACAAATGTGAATATTAGTTATGGAAAAGATGATACTGGCGATTTGTATACATTATCAAATATAAAACATTATGCGTCTTTATTTAAAAATGATGTAGAATTTGTAACTGCTGATGGTGGATTTGATTTTTCTTATAATTTTAACAAACAAGAACAATTATCGTATAGAATCCTGTTTTGTGAAATAGTTACTGCCCTTAGTGTTCAAAAAAAGGGTGGATCATTTGTGTGTAAATTTTTTGATATATATACAGAAACATCACAGTCATTAATATATTTATTAGTTTCATTGTACAAAAATGTTTATATAACTAAACCAAATACAAGCCGTACTGCTAATTCAGAAAAATATATTATATGTAAAGGGTTTTTAGGAATATCTAAAGAATATTTAAATAAGTTGTATGTTGTCGTTAAAAGTTTAGATTTTATATCAAATAATAAAATGTACTTACATCAAATTTTTAAATATGATGATATAAATTTTATAAATAAAATAAATGAAATCAATACACACTTTTATAATAATCAAATTAATAGTATTAAAAATACATTAAATATTATTGAGTTGAACGAATTAGAGATTGAGTTTAAGGATTCTATAAAAAAACAAACAATATTAGCATATAATTGGTGTAAATATTATAATGTTTCGGTAAATTATACAAGCAAATATATTAAAAAATATAAACAATCATTATCTATATCTAAATTTAAGACCAAAAAAAAATATTAATTGAAGTAATACAAGCCCATTTGACACATTAAAAGATTCATTTCTATCATTATTCCATAAATTAAAAATAAAATACATGTTGTTATCTGAAAACCTATAAATAAAAATGATATATCATTAACTTTTTTGTTTTTTAATTTGTGGAATTAATGTTATTGTTCGGAAAGACTCCTACATATCCAATGGATTCTGCTTCTTTATTTTTATACATTATGTTTATTACAATTTTATCTTTATATTTAATTATTTTATGAAAAAAAATATTACATTATTATATAATGGTTAGTTTAGATTTAGTGCTTTTGGTTTTTATTCTTGTATTAGTTGTTTATTTGATGTATTTACATTTAAGTCCAATTAATAATGCTCAACTTAAAAATAATGTATTAGTGAATGAATTAAATAAAGCTGAGATTATTAATAATAATTTAGTTAACAACCTAAATAAAAACAATAAATTAGTAAATAACTTAGTTAAAAACAATAATGGTAATAATTTATTAAACAATGGTAATAATTTAGTAAATAACTTAGTTAAAAACAATAATGGTAATAATTTATTAAACAATGGTAATAATTTAGTAAATAACATGGTTAATAATGGTAATAATTTATTAAACAATGGTAATAATTTAGTAAATAACATGGTTAATAATGGTAATAATTTAGTTAAAAACAATAATGTATTAAATAACATGGTTAATAATGGTAATAAATTAGTTAACAATGTTGTTGCCAGTAATTTAATGAACAATGGTGTAAATAATCCAGTATTGAATGGTGTAAATAATCCAGTATTGAATGGTGGAAACAATGCTTTAGTAAACGGTGGAAACAATGCTTTAGTAAACGGTGGAAACAATGGTAATAAAAGGGGGTGTAAATTACGACAAGTAAGTAGAAATAATGAATTAACTTCTGAAAATTTTACATCATCATTAAATTATTATTGAAAAAATAAAATATAAATATATATATATATGGATTATCCAGTTGATTTGAATTCTAATGTTGACCCAATACATAGATGGAATAATATACATAC